CCGTTAAAGACTACATTACCATCACTCTCAATAAAGAAAGCATCTACACCGTTTGGTGCTGAGGCGTTATTAGCATCGATAAAGCGAACTATAGGTTGATCACCATATTGTACTGCTACAAACGCTGGACCCTGTCCACGATTGACAACAGACAATGAGCTTGTTAATGTCGTATATGTTTCAAAATACGAATAATCACCATAAACAGAAAGATTACCTAAAATTGTAGCGTTGTTATTAACGTAGAGATTGTTATTTGCGCTAATACTTGCATTAACAATAAAATCCCCTTGAAAGGGTGATTCGTAAGACGCTATAGGATCTGTACCAGAATCAGGATAACCAGGAACAGGTATTGAGTAGTGGTTAGTTCTGTGCAGCTTATTGTGAAACCTTGCATTATCAGCCATATCTATTGATTATTTATAAAAAAGTACAGTTTTATTCTATACACAAATTCGAATAAATATTCAGGAGTCGTGTACTGGATAAATATTTATCCTAGTGAATATATTTGAAAACTTTAAGCAACCACGACTTGCTACAGATAAGGTCGATAGCTATTACACGATATTTGGCTTCGATACAACGAGTCGCATAGCTGCACAGGCTATTGACATTGTTTATTGGTTTATTATCTTTGTAGCATATTGCTTTGCATTCCATGCTCTTAATAATATTCTCATTACATGGAATTGGTTTTTAGTAGGTTTAGCATGCTTTGCTGTTGTCGGTTTACCGTATTGTGTTAAGATTATTCTTTTCGGTAGAAAGACATTTCCACTAAAAGCTGCGGTTCTGTGCTTATTCTTAAGTCTTTTGCCAACGATATTTGATTTTACCGGATTGTATTCAGAAACCGGACTTCAAGATAGTCTTAAACAAAGTAAAGTACAAATTACTGATTCCTTATCGTTTTTTGAAGCAGAGAGCAAGAAAGCTGTTCAAACACAAGAATTAGATATTAAGAATGAAGGTAGAGATAAAAAGAATACTATAGAAACAACTCTCGGTCAAAAAGTAACAGAGATAAAAAAACAAATAGAAGACGCCAATCAAGAGGTTATCGATGAAAGACAAGGGGTAAGAGGGAAGGCAGGAGATGGACCGAGAACAAAAGAGCTACAAGCAGAGGTAAGAAAACTACAAGCCCAATCAGATATTGAGGTTAAGAACTCAAAAGCTGAAATCGAACGTCAAGAGGCAGCTATTGATCAGGATATTAATGATAAGCTTCTAGCGCTAAACCAATCAAACAAGCTTCTTAATGAAAAGCTGCTTAACTGTAAAAAAGAAGTAAATGATACAACGTCATTTAAAGAACTAGAAGTAGCAGCATTAAATGCCAATAGTCTTATCTCTTCTATTGCATCGACTCTCAATACAAAATTTACCCCTGTAAAGATTATTGGATCTGATAATATTATTAAGGTCTCGTTTACTTCCTTATTATCAGGAGATATAACAGCTCTTGTTTGCTTTCTTCTTGCGTTTCTAATGGAAATTGGAGATATTATTATCTCTTTTGTTATACGCTATGAGCGTATAGTTCCAAAGACAATAGTAAAGGATACTTCTGAAGAAGTACTCCGCAACATACGTTATAGTAAGACGTATGAGGGTTATTGAGCTGCTTTATATTTCTTCGAGAACTGCTTAGCTGTTGACTGACACCATTGAGTGTACTTGCAGTGGTCACACGTTCTATCGCTATTCAAATAGAGCTGTGGTGCTATGCATGAACCGTTTTTAGTATTATCAACAACATACTCAGCAATAGAGCTATAGAACCTACGCTCTGCAGGCTTCCAATTTTTCACAGTTTGTGTTGCTTCTGCTTCTGAAAGCTTCTTATGTCTTGGCTTCTTAAGAAGCTTTTGACGAGCAAGCGCTTGATGATCGATTGCAAAAGGAGCGAGATCATCAGGTCGTAATTGCTTCTGTACTTCTTCTGGTGAAATTCTCTGACGAAGAAGTCTCTTTGCTTCATTGCTAACGTAATTATCGATAAATGTAGATAGATTACCAAACTTTTTAATACCCTTGGCCATCCCGCCTTTTGATACTCGACGAACAATTCCTGTAACAATACAGGTCATATTTTTCGATTTAAGGGCACCGTCATCAGCCTTTTTAGATGTAACAGGCTTTTGCTTAACAGGCTTGGCTTTTACAACTTTTGCCTTGGGCTTTGTTTTTGCGGGTTTGGTCTTTTTGCCTTTCATGGTGTTTTATATTACGCGGACTATTTATAAACGCTACAGTTGATATTTTCAAGTTTTATTTCTATTATCAAGAAATGCCTTATATACATCAACAAGATAGACCGAAATTTGCAGATATGTTCTGCAATATACCAGAGATTAAAACTGCTGGCGAGCTCAATTACGCCCTCACTATGATTTGTAAAGATTACGTTAATGATAACGGAGCATGCTACCAAACATACAATGATATCATTGGAGCACTCGAGGGTTGTAAGCTTGAGTTTTATCGTAGACTTGTTGGGCCTTATGAAGACACAAAGGTTTCTTCTAACGGCGATGTATTCTAAACAAAATAGTTGCAATTAATTCAAAATAATATTACATTCAACTCCATGTCGAAAATATCACCAGAAAAGATTCGCAAGCTAGCAATGCAAGGTCGACTTGTTCCTCTTATTGAGGAAAGAGACGGAAAGCATTATCTTCTTGGCTATACCCGCAAGTCAACCAGTCGCAAGAAGGAGAGCTATATGCTCCCTGAGCCAGAACTTATCAATGTTCTGCCGCAAAAATAATAGTTGCTACTTAACTCTGAGCACTTAACATGAATTCAAATACCCGAAAGGAGGTGAAATAATAAATGAACTACAATAGCACCGATCTACGTCCTAAGACGTTCTACGTCCAAATCGAGCGCCAGCGCAACGGCACCTTCGCCATCAAGCGCGCTAACGTCCTCGACAAGGCTAATCAGTACAGCCGTACGCTCCGTCGCGTTGACGCCCGTGATTTCACACGCGCTCTTCGTAACAGCGACATCACCGTCGCCTAAGACGACCGTATAAATGAGATGCCATACTTTGCACTTCAAACAGGTATGGCATCTCTATTTATAGACACTATAATTTAATTCAACAATATGACAGAAGATTTAGCAGCAGAAATTAATAAAAGATTAAAACGCTCTCTTACAAAAGATCCAAACGTTCTCACCTGTATTGTTACAGGGAAGTCACGTCCTACGAATGCAGCCTATCTCGAAGAAAAGGCAAAAGCTGTCGGGTCAAAGGATCGCTTTATTGACAATTATATTTGCCGTGAAGCACTTACTCTCCTTAAAAAAGGAAAGACGTTATCTGAGGTAAGAGCAGAGTTAGATGCACCAAGTTCACTTCCAATTATCGCTCAGTCAGTTTTGGAAGAAGCTATGCAAATAAACGGAAAATAGTCTTGCACGAAAAAGCAGATTCCGCCATAATCTAGGAACAATGAAGATACTACCTAAAGTCATTCAAAACAAAGGATTCACTCTCAAACAGCTTAAGCGCGTTGGAGATAAAGCAATCTACGAGCAGACAAAGAAGGATTACGAATACCCTGCGTACGAAGTCATCCGAATCGGTCGTCATGATGGTTATGAGCTTGCCGGCGCTAAGATTGCTCCAGCCGAGACCTATCCTGGTAGCTCTCAATGGGGTATCAACGGATGGACGTTCACAACTCTTGCAGACGCAGAGAAAAAGTTCAAGTCCCTGAAATAAAGCTTGTCCTCCCGGTCGAGTTCATATAATATTAAAGAATCATGAAGCTAAATTATACATCTACTGAATTCGTTGCTGTCAAAGATATCGAGATCCCTGATATCTATAATCGCCGGTTGAAGACGGGTATTGAGACTATCGATACTATGTTCGGAGACGGGTTGCTCCCTGGGTCCGTCATTACGCTCTCCTCAAAGGCTGGAATGGGTAAGACGACCTTTGTTCTGCAGATGCTTAATAATTTGACCAAATTCGGTCATCGTATCGGTTTTTGCTCTTCTGAGGAATCTGTTTACCAGGTTGCGTTTGCCTGCCGGCGCCTTGGCATTACCGAAGTCGGTATCTGCAACGAGAGCAGGATCGGGAAGATTCTCAAGACGATGGAGAATATGAGCGTTGTTGTCGTTGATTCTTTCCAGGGAATTGACAAGGAGGGAATGGATGATAAGGACGCTATCGAAGCTCTCATTCAGAAGGCAAAACAGACTGAGTGTGTTCTTATTCTGATCTGTCATTTGACGAAGAGCGGGGATATGCGCGGGACGAGTCTGCTTACGTATGCAGTTGATGTGAATATGTTCCTTGATTCCGTTAAGGACGCACCTGCTGGTACTCGTCACGTTTACTTTAGCAAGAACCGTTTCGGCCCTGGTGCAGAGTTCGATATCATTCTTGAGAAGACTGGGTTTGACTTTACAGCTATTCAACATGCAGGTACTGCTTCGGCCGATAAGAAGGTAACTCGTAAGGACGAAGAGCGGAAGAAGATTCTCGCTCTCACCGGTAAGATTACTGTCGAAGCTGTTTGTAAGGCAGCAGGTGTTGATGCATCGCGAGCTGGGTACCTTCTCCGGGAGCTCACTAACGAGGGCAAGCTTAAGAAGAAGGGTAAGCGTGGTAAGGTGACTTGGACT